TCAACTTCCTCGCCAAGTTCACCTTTAGATTGTAGGTAATCTCTTACAGAAGAAATATAATCTTGGGCTAAAGTAATTTTGGATTGAACCCATTCAGGCATATTATCTGAATTAGATATCATCTCAATTAAATCTTTTGAGTTGCGAAGAATAGTTTGTAATTGAGTTCTGGCCATTTGACCTTCATAGTCATATTCGCCTTTATCAATTGAAGTTACTGCTTCTTCTAACATATTAAAATGATATTCAATTTCTTCATTTCTTTTAGCGCCGTATGAGGCACCTAATGCCATACGAATTCTTTCCTTTTTGCTCTTACCAGCAAATTTAGGATTATCGCTATGGACAAAGTCATGAATCCACTTACCTGCAGGATCCGATGATTTTAATTTTTCTAATAGAGAGTCTTCTCTAATGGCATTAAATTTTTTCATACTTATTTCTTTTTAGGTGTTTGACCGTTAGCAGCAGGTTTATTTTCATCCGACTCAGGTTTTCCTGGAGCAGGATAATTATTAGGATTAAAAATTGTATCTATAGCTTTACCTGCAGCATCGAACATTTTTTGCGGAATAGATTTATCAGCTTCGCCTAATTCTGCAGCAACTTCTTGCTTTCTTAAATCTAAAGCGTCAGTTAATTTTTCAGCAACTGCAGTATTAAAGTCATTCATAGCATCGGCTTCTTTGCCCGCTAAAATATTATTTACCATATCTTTAACTGCATTATTTTCCATAATTACTCCTTACTATTGTTGTCCGCCGTCAGGTTGTCCTTGAGACTGATCCTGAGGTTGTTGCGGTTGCCCCGGCGCACCCATTGGTTGCGGTTGCGGTTCACTCTCCATTTGTTCTTTCATTATTTCAATATCTTTATCTGTGAGTCGTAAGATATCTTTCATAATAAATTTCTGACTAAAATAAGTTCCTACGTATGGCTGAATTTGATTTAGTAAATCAATTCTATTTCTATAGTTTTCAGCACTTTTCATTTCTTCAAAATACTGATCCTGCGCATACTTATACTGAATCTTTTCTTTAATCTGTTCCCAATCTTTTTCAGTTAGGACACCTTTTAATAACAATTGTGTTTTCAATAAATCTGCGAATAACACATTAAACTTTTTACGCAATCTTGAAACAAACTTAGCAAACTTTAATTCGTCTCTGGTAATCTCCGTAGCTCTACCAAACGAAATACCTTGCTGAGCCTGCATTCTTGATAACGGTACATTCAATGCTTGATATAACTTAGTCTGAAAATAATTTATGTCTTCAATTTGACCTAAATTTTCTCCGCCGGGCAAAGTTGTAATTTCTGTACCTTTGCCACCTTCTCTACGAGGCAACCAAAAATCTTCAAGCAATGACATAAATTTTCTATCGTCTCGAATCTCACCTGAGTTAGAATCGTAAACAATTTTGTTTCTATAGCGAGCCATGATATCTTTGAGATATTGCTCGGCTTTAACTTTTGGAAGATTACCTACATCAATGTAGAATATTCTTCTTTCAGGAGCTCTAGCTAATCTATAGATTACTAAAGCATCTTCCATCATCTTTAGCATATTTACCGGTTTAATTGCTTTGTGCAAATGTCCCAGTACAACATTCTTTTCTAAATCCATTAGACCCGATGGCACAAAGGCAATCGTATCTGGAGTAATTTTTATTCCTTGACTTGCTGTAGAAGAAAAGGAATAATTTGGACTATAATTTATACCCTTATCATTATATACAAAATATTCATCAATAGATTTAATTACATCAATTCCAGTTTTTTCATCTTTTTCTTTCTTCAATTCTCTTACTTTACGAATTTTTCTCGGATCAATTTGTATGATATCTTGAATCCCTCGTTTAGGATTTTTCATATCAATAATCTTTTGCATATACAATCTACCATCGACATACCATCGCCTAAACATGTCGTGGCCTTTATCATTAAATTGAAGCAATTCTACAATTCTTTCGAATTCTTCGGTAATGCTATCTTTAATGTCGTCAGGAATATCTAATTCATCTAGATGTATAGTTACTGGAACTTCATCATCCAAAGATGCAATAGCTTCAGTTGTAATTTCATCAATTGCTGTAGAGCAATCTGGGTAATACGATGCTTCTCTGTATCTGGTAATTAATTCAGATTCGGATTTTGCCGTAGCATCCATATCTAAATAAGTACCAAAATAACCACCGGCATGAAACCCGGTTGAGTTTATTTGTGTTGCACCATCATCTGCTACAGGGGTAGCAAACCCCTGATTTTTCATGTCTATTACGTCTTCGTCTTCACGAGTAATAGTAAAACCAAATAGTTTAAGTGCCATAATTTATTCGCTTTATAATTTTATAATTTAAATCGCTATTCCGCCGAGAGACGTAATAGCATTAACCAACTGACTTGCAGGTGTATTAGTAGCCTCAAAAGTCTGATATTGGAACGATACTTGGAAATTAGAAATTTGATCATTGGATCCGAAATCTAATGGTACCGCACTAATGTCTGTTGGGAACGCACCTAATAATTTATATTGTTTCAGAACTGCCCCGTTACGATCTAACTGTGATACAAACATATCTGTCTGATAAACCGAAGGCTGTAATGCACCAGTTTTATTTCTTAAATTTTCAATTCCGTTCATCCATTGTTCCATTGCTGTTCTAATGGTGAATCCTGAATCGTTAATTACCGTACATGAGAATGGAGCAAATTCTCTATCCCCTGCCATTTTTATTAATCTACCTCTATAATAAACTGGAGTAACTCCTATTGATTGTCCAGGTAATTCTGCAGTAGTAACCAAAAATGGTGCCTTATTTACTGCAGCTGCTCTAGCAACAACATAATTAGGAAAAGTTAATTGAACAGCAAATTGATTGGGACGTGCCCCGCCATTTGTAAGTTCAGCTTTGAATCTATCTACATTAAATGGAATTGCCATTTCTTCTTGCTCCTATTAAGCGCCAACTTCTTCGAAGGATACGCCGCTTCTTGTAGCTATGAAATTCAACTGGATGAAATTAATTGCTCTTGCAGGCTTAATGAATATATCTGCAACGAATTCGTTACGATCTATAATTTCTCCAGTATTATTTGTTTCATCGCAAACTACACGGAAATCTGTAATACCACGACGACCTTGTACATCTCTTAAGAATGGTTCTACAAGATTTCTAAATTGTGCTCTTGTAAACGGATCATTGAATTCAAACAATTGGAACTTAGATGCGGTTGCAATTGCTTTTTCTAAAACAATGAATAATCTACGAACATTAATACGATCAAATGCGCTTGGTCTTGCTAATAGAGTTTTATCTCCAAATAACAATGTTCCTTGTCCTGGGAATGTTACTACAGGATTAATACCCTTCTTGTATAAAGTATCTCTATCCGACTTCGAAGGTGAATACGATAATTTAACTACATTCTTAATTATACCTCTGTTATATCCTGCAGGTGAGAACCATGGATCAGAAACATAATCTGTTCTTGCGGCTAAGCCTGCGGTATCACCATTTAAAGGCACATATCTGTATTTATCGTTGTAACGGTCATACTGATATTTCCAACCTGAATCCAATACCGCAAACGATGAGCTTGTTAAAGTATCTCTATATGTAACAATCTTATCAGCTTGGCTTGTAGTATTGACCACGTCCGAATACTGAGGAGATGCGAACACTACGCAATCTCTTCTTGTTTCTGCAAGGGAAATAACAGAATTAACTGCGCCTGCCGATGTCGTTGGGCCCATTGGAATTAACGACACGTCGTATAATTCATCATTTGAGAATAAATCATAACCTGCTAATATATTAGCAGAGGAAACTGAATCTCCAGAAACACCGCCAGATAATGTAGATGTGATATTTGCTGTTAACCCGTCGAATGTTTTGCTGGTTGCAGTAGTGCCCCAGTTTGACGTATTAGTTGGATGGTCTAAAACCCAAATATATTTTGATGAATTATTAATTACATCTTTATAATAATTTGTAGAACCATCTGAATTTTTTCCATCAGATGCTTTAGATAAATATGAATATTTTTCTAATATTGTTCCTGCGCTACCTGACCAAACGCCTGTTGCATCTACAACAACTAAATGAATTTCATCACGTATGCCGCCCCTAGTTGAAACACTAGAAGATGTTAATGGTGCAGAATTGAATTGATTTGAATATTGCCAACCTGTAAATGTATTATAATCTGCCATTGATACTTTAATAGTATTTCCTAAAGCACCAGGATATTTTGCGGCAAATTCTTTATATATGTAACCACCTGTACTATGACTTGTATCATAATCGTCTCTATTTTCAATCAATGGTGCATCATATACCAATACCGTAGTAGCAGTTGCAGTAGCATTTCCTGTAGAACTAATTGTTACATTAGGTACTGTAGTATAACCTGCTCCAGCATTTATAATTGTTACACCAGAAACTCCATATCCAATTATTGCGGTTGCAGTTGCGTTGCTTGTTATGTATGGAATATCTGCCGATGCAGGTGTTACTACTGCAGTCGTATTACTACTATAACCGCCTCCGATAGAATCTAACGTAATATCATTTAATTGTGCAATAATACGAGCAGTTGCTGTAGCAGTTGTTCCACCTAAAGAATTATTTTTATTAATAGTGACATTAGGAGTAGACGAATAACCACCTGCTCCAGGGTTTACTATAGTAATACTATTAACAATACCATACCCAAGGTTTGCGGTAAATGATGTTGCAGTACCAGTATTACCATCTAGTCTATTTAAAATAATATTCGGTGCTTGAATATACCCATTGCCGTTATTGACAATAGTAAATCCTGTAACCACATTACCTGTTATAATAGGAATAACATTTGCATGACTTCCGCCCGCAACTAATGTTCCGCCGGATACTACTACATTACATCCTGTACCAAAAGGACCAACGTTGGTTCCACCATTATTGATTTGTATATCTTTTAACTTAAAGTGTATTACTAATTGCGCATTGGCTGAAGTTGAATCTTGATTTTGAATTACGATATTTGAAGATGTGTTGTAATTGTTGCCAGATGTTACCACAGATATTATTGAAACTTGACCCGCGCCTATTGTTGCTGTTGCCTCTGCGCCAGTGCCGCCGCCACTAGGATCTACAAATGTAATAGTAGGTGGAACGTTATAACCAAATCCTCTTAGTCCAATATCAACTTGATATAAACTACCAGTAGTATTTAATACTACATTGGCTGTAGCTTGGGTGCCGCCCGTTGGGGGTGCACTAAAAACCGCAGTTGTTACGTCAGTTCTTAAAAAATCATTAGATGAAACTAAATTGGTAATTCCTGTTACTTGCCCGTCTGGAGTAGAAACAGCATTCTGTGCAACTCCTTTATCAACGACACGAACTAAATTTAAATTATTTCCATACGATAAAAAATTTGCCGCAGTAAAAAAGTATCCTGCAGTCGTGTCATTGGGAGTCCCAAATTGCTCTACGAGTTTAGCCTCGGACTCTACCGATGTTACTTTATTGACAGGTCCCCATGCAAAGGCTCCCGAAAATGCTCCAGCAGTAGTTGCTACCGAAGGTACAACGGTGCTTCTATCTTCTTCGGTTACTAAAACGCCAGGTGAAAGCTGAAATGCCATCTTCTTCTCCTTGATAATTTTATAGAAGTCTCTCTATAATTTGATTTCTATTTATTTATAATTATCACCTTTTAGACTTTTTCCAGCCAATTTAGTACAACTTTATTCATATCTTCTCTTCCGTCATGGAACCACATGTCCCCGGACGCTACTTCTGGCGCAGGTTTTCCTGCGGGACCATTATCTATAAATCCGAATGGAGTTAAATTTTCCTCAATTTGTTTAAATTGCTCTTCGTACAGGATTTTACGAAGATTGGTATCTGTCAAATCTTTAAAGAAAGATTCGTTGGTCGCCCATGCAAATAGAACTAGGCACATTACCAGATCATCGTTATACCCTTCGTCTGCTTTATAGAATCCACGGACTTCGATAAAGGTGGATATTTCACTAATAATATCAGCATCATGAATTAGTAGTTTATTACTTTCAACTAAACTCTTAAACGACGTACATCCTAACCGCTTTACAAGTTTGGTAGTCCTAACTCCAAGAGTTGCCCCAGGACTAAATCCTCCAGAAAGATATTGTCCCGATTTAGAATTAGACCCAACAAAGAATACGTTTTCATATTCTAAATCTGTATATAGAGAATCCGCAACCTGCTGACCGTTATCGTTAATCTCAATTAAACAATATGCTTTATTATAATCTTTGGCAATCTTATGTATAATGTTTGGAAATAGTAATGGACTAACTTTATTGTTTCTATATTTAGCTACTACTTTGTGAGGATACGCGGTAATATCCATAACCACAAAGGCGCAGTAATCCCCACCTACTCCTCTCGACGTATCTGCTACAAGCATGTACACGTGCTCTTCTTCGGGTTCCTCATATATGTCCAACCCATCCTTATTATAGATTGGTTTTTTGGCAGACATTCTGCCAATAGTATCAGGATTAATTAATGTATTGGATGATCCAAGGAAGTTACATAAGACCTCTTGATTAAACTTAAGCTCACCTAGAATAGCTCTTTGTTCTGCTGCCCATTTTTCATTTCTACCCGGAATCTCACTATAATGTATAAACATAGGAGTAAACCCGTTGAGGCCTTGTTCTGCCTCATTCCAAAATTTCCAAAAGTGATTATATCCCAACGGAGTAGATGTCAAAAGAATTTTTGTAGTTTCACCCGCAGAAACAACTGGATAAACAGATGTGAAAAAGTCCTCAGCAACATTATTTGGAATAATTGCGGCTTCGTCAATGTATAACCAGTTTACAGATTTACCTCGAATACCCGAAGAACTTGTTGCTGCAGTAAATATTCTAGATCCATTTTCAAGTTCAATATCGCCCTTGTTAAATGTCTTAACACCTTGCTGCATCCACATAGGAAGCAATTCATACATCATCTCATATCGATAAAGAACTTCTCGAGCAGCTGAAGATTTATTTGCCAGAATAGCAACTGTCTTGTTTGGCTGAAAAAGTGTGTACCATAGAATACAAGCAGCAGATGTAATTGTTTTCCCCTGCTGGCGACCTTCCATAAGAATAACCTTACGATTATTTAGAATAAGGTCTACTTTTCGTTTTTGGCAATCGTATAGTTTAAAGGGGATTAATCCTTTGTCCAAAGATACAATTTGGCAGTATCGTTCAATAAAATATATAGGATCATTTATGCATTTCATTATTTCCTGCACCTGTTCCGAGGTATAGGAAATTGCGGTTCCAATCTGTTTTAGATTTGGATTGCCATTATATGAAATTCTTTTATTGGTCGATGATGTTGTCATTTTTCTTACCTAATAATTTCATAAGCTCATTTGTAGAGCCAGCAAATACGACGTTATTTTGAGTTCCAATTTGTTTCGGAGCCTCAGTTCCTAAGTCCTTTGCTTGTTTCTGCAAGGCAAGTAAATCCTTAGATACATCTGAAAGTGTTTTTATGAATTGACCTGCAACTTCATAATGCCGCGGAGTTTCAGAATTCTTTGATAATTCTACAAGGGTATCTAAAGTATCTTCACCCTTTAAAATTAGCTTACGAAGAGTTCTTCTAGCTAATTGATAATCTTCTTCTTGATCTATTTCCTTCGTAGCATTTTCAGTTTCCTCAATTGGCAAAGGTAACTTAGTTTTAGGAATCGGTTCTATATCAAATAGATCATTTAATTGTTCTAAATTTTTCATAATTAAAAATCTTCAAAGTTTGAAATATAACTATAGTTATCAGTAACGTTTGCAGTTGCAGGATCTGTTTCTATTGTAATTTTTTGTAACTGCGCAGATGTAAGATCATTAAACGTATTTGTTAATACTTTTTTAATAACGCCTTGTTTATTAACTGGGCCATAGAAATTAAGTTTTAGAAGAAAATCTAATGACCATACAATGGCGCGCCTGGTTACAAAATCACCTTCGTATTCATCTTGAAAACTTACTCTCTCAAGTATTACAGGAAGATCATTCTGTATATTTAATTCTGGAATAGCTTTAAGAGTTAAATTATAATCAGGATTAAAATATGGCAATATTTGTTCTATTACCTGCAAACCATCGTCTTGATTTCTAGCATATACGTATAATGTTACATTAAGATTATAAGGTGTAGGCGCATATTGTGCACTTGCAGTGACTGCTGAATTTAAATTTCTAGTTTGCTGTATTGGACTAACTTTTCTATTAGGATCATACGTAATAGAATTTAGCTCAAACCCCATACGAGGCAAAATTACATTGAATTGATTAAAATCCATGTCAGGTTGTTGCTGTATTCTAGCTAAGAATTTTTGTTTAGGTGAATACGATAAAGGCACTCGCTGAATGCCTACAGTATTACCATTAGCATCTTTCCGCTCTATAGTAATACTGTTAAATATGTTTCCAAAGGCAACAATTGCTTTGCGAATTGTTCCCCAATAAAATCTTTGATCTAACATTTATACGTCCCCAAAAGGATTTCTTTCTGAGAAATCCAAAATAGAATCTACTTCTGCAGTAAATTTCTCATTATCCGATCCTACTGCTGGAAGATCTTCATGGTAATCTTCCAAGACAATTGGGGTTAATTCATAAGCTTCTGTCAATAGAGTATCTCCATTTTCCAAAAGCACTTCATGATTATCAATTGAAAGATCAAACCCTGCCGCCAATTGATCTATTTCAGCAACACCGGTGTTAAATCTTTCATTCGAATACTGCATCAATTCGCAATATAACGTATAGACGTAGAGCTTTCCTACCTGATAAAATGGTTGAGAATTCTCAACCTTACGTATTTCAAAAAATCCTTTATTTAAAGGAAGATATATTACGTCGCCCTCAGAAGGTCTAGATAAAACTGCATTACCGGTGCTACCAACTATAGTATTCCATCTTTTTCTAGCAACAACTAAGGTAACCGAATCTCGAATTTCCAAACCAAATTTAGATAACATTTCGCTCTCACCCTGAAACCCCATATTCGTTTCCAAATACATTTCAATCGGATAAGCATATTTAAATTGATTGGTGGGGTCTTCAGTTAAAATCTTATCCTCATTACTAGGAGTACGAGGCATATAATAGACTTCAAAACCATAAATTTTCATTGCCTCTATGATTAAATCCTCATAAAGGTTTTGTTCTGGTCTTGTCCCTATCGAACGACCAGATTGAAAATATTGGTTAACTGTAGGCATTACTCTGTTGACTTTCTATTGACCAGATGTTAGAATTACCATGTACCCTATTAATATTACCCTATCATAAAGTCCACCGGTAGTTCATACATAGATTGCATTTGTGCTTCAATCTTTTGTAGCTCATCAACAGCTTCATCGTATGTTTCTTTTCCGTTAAGTATCACTCCGCCCGGTAATTGTATTCCGCCGAACTTCTTCATATTTTCACCCCATTGACGTTTAATCAATGCTGTTGCATACATCTTAAGAAATCTATCATTATATACATCGGTATATGTTTCTGGATCTAATATTCTAGTTGCCTCAAGTATAACGTAATCTCCTGCAGCAACCCCTTCTGCCCAATTCATATCAACATATAAACGGTTAGTATGGCGACTAAATCTTACGGATTTTTGTCCAGATAAAAGGAAACTAATTAGTTCAATGTGTCTCTTAACCTCATAGTAATAGATCAGATCAGTCGACATTAAACTATATAAATCATTAATTAATATCTGGTACTGCAAACTAAATAAATTAGTACCCGTTGCTTTGTTAGTAAACGGTAAAATTCCAGTAACACCGATAATATAATCAGGTACCTCTATATATTTATTGTCTAAATTCGTTTGCGTTATTAGATGTTTTAAATATACCTTTTCAATCGCATCATAATGATAGTCTCTGTAAAACTGAAAAGCGTCATCTAAACGGTCTTCAACTTGATCCTCATCCACGTTTATTTCAATTACGGGGAATCCTAATCTTCTTAAGCAATAATCTTTTAATAATTCTCTACTTGTTATATTAGCCATGTGTTACCCCCGGATATACCGTTATTATTCCTTCTATTATTCTAGCTACCTTCGTATTACTCTTAGCCTCTACATCATATACATATCTACCCGCCTTAATATTTGCAGTGATGTTAGCTGATAAACTAATTTGAACATTACCATTTGCTGAATCTACAATAGATGCAGTAATTGTAATTGCATTTGCACTATAATATGATTTTCTCATCTGACTAGTTACGGTGTAATCTGTTAAAGATATACCTGTATTATTAGTATTTAGATACCGCACATAATCGGTGAATGTCGCACCCTGATCTATATCTATATTTTTAGTATTTGCCATTGTTACTCTGTTATTTTAAATGGTTGTAATCCGTTTTTAGTTAGTTCATTATCTATAGCATCATTCAAATCTTCTGGGTTATCAAATTTTCCTGTTAAAGTTAGAATTAATTTTTCTTTTAATCTTTCTATTGTCCCAACCATCTCATACGTTTCTAATACAACTTTTGTGCTGTTATCGTTATAATCTGACGAAATACTAATTATATTAATACTCATTGAAATCTCCCATAATAAATTTTATATGATAAACTTACTGCAGTATCATTTGCAATTAGTGAAGCATTGAAATTTCCTAATCTATCAAATGTATTTCTTACCTTTATCTTTAAAGCACCATCTTCAACAACTGTATCTAAAATACTTGTACCTAATACTATACCGGATATTGATTGATTCACAACTCTAATTAGAGTAGATCCTACGCCACTAATAGTATATCCGCCGGTATCAGCATATCCATTGGTAATTTTATAAAACGGCATTACGAAAAAATCTGTTCTTGTAATTTTTGGATCAGATATGATAGTGTACGAATCTGTTCTATTAATTGTTTGCCCTGTTGGATCAGAACTAAGCAAAGACGGTAAAGATAAAGTACCAGAAGGAGTAAAAAGAATATGTGACATTCTTTTAGTCAAAGAAAATTTAGTATCTCCTAAGGAATTTGTTATAACAAAATTATCTTTTTCTAACAACAACCCCATTATTGTACTCCAAGATAAAGTATATTTGCGGTAACATCTATAGATTCATTTAAATAATATACTGTACTATTATAATCATATGTCAATGCAGTATTCAATCCCGCCAAAGTTTGTTCTCTTGGCCAAATAATTTGATCGGACTCAGGTATAACAGCACCAAGTCTTTCATCATATAATCCACCAACTAATGGATCGGTTCCACTAGAAAGCTCAATTGTTCTACCTTGAAAATATCCTGTAGTAATATAATGAACTGTTGCAGCATACGTGTCGTAACCATATAACGCTCGTATATCCGAATATTTGTTTAAATATGCAAAAGGATTAAAAGTTATTGTTCCGCCATTTGCTGCATATAATTCTTGTCCTTTTAAATAATCCGCACCTACTGTAGTTATTAAATTAGGATAACTTGCTATATATCTTAGTGCGTCGGCGGCAGGAATATAATAAAAATTAATAGGCAATGTTCCGCTAGTTCCCGCTGGCTCCCCGGGTATACTCGATAAGTAACTGTTAGGGTCTGCAGTAGATGCTACAGAAGTTATTTCTTCTAAACCATTTAACTGATTTAAAAATAAATTCAATGGTGTAGGTATATAAAGATAACTTCCATTAGATTGTATTTCCGCAGTATATAGTAGATTTCTGCTAATTTCTATACCATATCCCAAATTGGTACTTTGTTCAACGTAACTATATTTAGACCCAATCAATTGCCAATTATAATGAACATACGGGGTCATTTTTGTAACAAACCCAGGGAAAGAAAACTCACCTATTTTAAATTCAAAAAATCCTGTTCTAATGGGTGGTTTATCTATTAATAATAAATTCACAAATAAGTCAGTATTTAAAGTTCCATCCGCAGAATAATTTTCTATAAAGGGACCTTTAACTGGTACTGCGGGTGCCAAGGATTCTCTTATAGCAATTTGCGTAAAATTTGAAATAGTATAACCCGCATACGTTTCTCTGTAGACTTGTAGATTTGGGGAGTATAAAGTTTTAGTAAAAGCAAATGTAGATTGCTTGTTATATTGATTTTCTTGTTTATACAAATAACTACGATCGGTGGAAAAAACATTTCCCATCGTAACTAAATTACCGGCGGCATTTAAAAGATATGAAGGCATTACGGCGATTCTGCAGTGTTATTAAAAATTAATAAAGTATATGAACGAGTCAACGTTGTTAATGCTTGTCTTCTAACAAAATAATTTTCTTTAATATAAAAATTTGTAGAATCTGCTATTAATCCAATATGTCTTATAGAATCGTTTCCTATATTTTGAATAATCATATTAGAACCAATAACTTCTCTAGTATCAGAATCTAATAATATTCCTGCGGGCGTATATCCTAACCCGTGACTAGTAATAGTATAAATATTATATCCTTTTCTCGGAAACTCCGTGGGATCCTTACCTTTGGCATTGGTTCCATTTGAATATGGTTCTATATACGGATAAGATTTAATAAAAGTAACTTTAGCCACAATATTCAAATAGTCAAATCTTGTATCAAAATAAATTCTATCAATATATACATTGGGTTCTAAAAGAGGAGCAGTATTTCCAACTGCTCCGTCTGGATTGTTGTAAATGGAAACTACTTTAGTTCCCGATACGTTACCTGCCCAAAAAACATTAGTTGGCATTTTGTAATGATTTATTTCTATAAATTACTGAAATCTTTTGTTTATAAGAATTCGTTAAAGTTTGTATAGTTGAAAATCTTCCTGCAGCATGATGTAATATTTTATTATTACCTAAATATATCGCACCATGATTAGGCACAGGACTTCCTATTTTCATAACTAATACATCATGTTTTTTAATATCTGCAACTTCTTCGAATCCATGATATTTTGCATTATCGACATATAAATTTTCCCCATGTGACCACCAATCCCAATTTCTTTGCATATTTGTTGGGAGAAAAATATTAAATTCTCTTTTATAATAATCTCGTATTAAAGTATAGCAATCAAATATTCCATGTAAAAAAGGTCTTCCTTCATACTTGGCATTTTCAAAGTATTCATTAGGTATAAAAACCTCGGATATGTTTTTAGAAGAACCTACAGTAACAAACAATATCTTTGAATTATTTAATTCTGTACGTTCTTCTAATTCTAATTTTGATACACAATCATCTGTTTTTTTAAGAACTATTGCAACAGCCGGTTCTTCTACTTTTTTTATTGCCAGTTTGCCCTCATGTTGCGCTAAATAAATTTTATTTTGGGTTTTTAATAAATTAAAAACCTCATCAGAAACATGATGTCCTAGCATTTTAAAATTCTATTCTTATATATTTACTGTTTAAATCTATTATCATTTTACCATCTATAGAACGCAATGTCCCTGCAGATATAATGCCAACGTTCGTTGAAATTTCTGAAAGATTATTAGCGCTAACAGATGCCGCAGTAAAAATATTCGCAGCTAATTGTGATCTACCAATTGTTCCTAATAATATTTTAGAACCATCTATACTATTCGCTGCAATTTTATCGCCAGTAATAGTTCCATTTTGAATTTTTGATCCTATTATTGCATTAGTTGCTATCTTAGTTGAGTCTATAGATCCTATTAAAATTTCTCTAGAGGAAATAGTATTACTTACTAGATGATATCCTGCAACAACATTAGGGGCAAGTTTAGTAGCAATTACTGCATTTGCTGCAAGTTGTACATTACCTACCTGACCTGCATTTAAAGTTATACTTGTAGTGGTATTAACATTTCCTGGAGTATATAAATCCCAAGAAGTTTTTGTCGTATTTAAAATATAAGTACGAGTGCCTACAATAATTAAAGAACCGGCATCATAATTGGTAACATCTGCAGGTAAGGCTGGTAAAGTAGGCACACGCATAACAGAATTGTTACTAGTATATCTAGAAATATTTTGCCAAGCAGTTCCGCTATAAATGTATAGGTCTGCGTTTGCTCCAGTTTTTCTAAATAAATCTCCTACGTTGCCTGATGCAGCCGGTAAAGAAGCGCCTGTAGAAATACCAGAACCGGAACTAGAACCAACGGTGCCAGTAATATAACTACCTAAATTATTCCATGCTCCACTTATATAAATAAAACTATTATTTCCTACAACTACGGTTCTACCTGTATAATTAGATGGATTTGCTGCCGCAGGCAACACCCCTAAAACTTCCAATCCCTGCGGAGCACTTTGATTAATTACACTAGCTAATGTTCTCCATGCCCCAGAAATAAACAAATAAGGAATCGCATTACCGGTTTCATAAAAAATTGTGCCTTCTGGTACAATTGCCGGTCTAATACTTCCTATGGAAATTGCAGACTCGCCTCTAAATCTAACCCATCTAAAATCCGATCCTGCTAATCTTGCTATGGTTGGATCTGCAAATAAACCAACCCCATTCCCTGCAGGATATCCTGAGAATATCCAAACGTCACCGTTATATTGTACTATTCTACCTTGACTATTACCTATTGTAGGTAAAGAAGATACAACGGGCAATCCATTAACAGTTACATTTGCTTGTACATTAGCTCCAGTATTAACTGTTACTGTAATATTTGCAGCATTAATACCGCCAGTAAATGTAGTTAATAATGTATTAACATATGATTGGGTTGCAATGTCTGCACCAAACCATCTAAAGGTTCCGTTTTCATTTAGGGATAAAGATTCAACCCCGTTTAAAGTAAAACTAATTCTTCCGGAACCGGCTCTAAACATTCCGGTATCTTTATCGTTAACCCATGCATAACCTGGAACAAAATTGTTATCACTGCCATACGTTAAAAATTGACCGTTATCATATATTGAGTTAAGATTTTCGTTAATCTTAACAAATGCATCCCGTAAAAGGTCTCCGTCCCCGCTATTAGGTGAGGTTCCTATATTTACGTTAGATAAATTTTTATTTGCTGGCATGGTTTTAACTTAACTTTAAGTGAGTTTTAATTTTTTCAAGCTCTTCTTTCAACATATTTATTTCATGTTCTAAACTAATAATTTTTGCTGCCTGTTTCTTTTTAGCTTTATAATCAGCAACTGCGGCTAAATTAGTATTTAGTATGGCATTAGATTCTATATCTTTGACATAATCAGGATTGTCTTCAATTCGTAAAAATCTGTTATTCATTATAGTACAGATGTTGCGACTAAATTTTTAATCTTAGGAATGTAGACAGGATTACTAGCATAGAATACTATTTTAATTTGATATTGATTAAAATCCTCGTATGCTGCAGTAATAGCAACATTAGCTTGGACATTTGCAACATTCGTATATGATAAAGCTGGCTCTGTTAATTTATAATTTTCTTGGGTAAATAATGTTTCATCTGTACCTGCAAACGATTTTGTTTTAGGCAAAACCAATGGCATTTTAACCCAAGGTCTAGCTGCAATACCTGCAGTAAATGCTTTATCGTTTTTAGATAATACTCGGGCAAAAACTTCAATATCCGTGCCAACTTTTCTATTAACATTAACCTTGACATCTAAACCCGTAGAATCAAATCCTTCTTGTAATGTAACAACTTTACTAATATACCTTGACTTAGCAGTACCATTACTTGCAGCTAATTCTGATGCTGAAATGGCATCGTTATATTCAGTAACATTGTTTCTAAAAATTTGAGATTTAATTAACTGGCGATCCAACATAGGTGCAACATCTGCAGATTTAGTCGTCATAGAAATCTGCAACTTAATATCGCCTTTATCTTTAGCAGATTGTCTGCCTACAATGTCTACAAGATCACCAGGGACAATATTTGTAAATTCAGATTTATCTCTATTCGTATTTTGCGCAGTTGTTTGCATTTTATAAGAAACGTATGCGGTATCACCTAATCCTACTTCTGTACTTAAAAGCCGCAATCTATTATAATCAATTATAGCTAAATCGGGAGAAGACATTTCAACAACTGCAGTACCAGTTTTGAATTTGGCTTTTCTTAAATAAAAAGTTATATCTTGAGTTAAATCTGAAAACCATGCACCAGTATTTTGCGCCTTAAATAATTTACCTGGATATACACTTATGCTAGGTTTTAAATTTGTTGGGATCGCACCTGAAAAAGTATTGTCTGCACTAAGATATTTGAAATTTGTAGCATATTCTGGTACAACTAAAGCGCCAGAATCTGATTGTAAATTTTGAATTAATTTTGAGGTAATTTTTATATCTGATACTACCCCACGCGGATTAGTAACAAACGTTGTTGTAGCTGATGCTTTACCTGAACAAAACAATTCATATTTTGCAGATTTAGTTAATACGGAAAACGCATAAGTACCAGGTTTCAAATATATAGGATGTTCAAAAGTAAATTGAGTGGCCTTTGCTCCAGCTGTTGCTGTGTATAGATTTACGTTTTGCGGTTTTACAAAAACAGTCGTTCCTGAAAAATATTCTGTAGTTGATGGGACAGCACCATCCATTGGACGCAATTCTATACCTACCGGATATACGTCATCCTTTTTAGTAAAAAATAGTGCTAATCCCGTACACATTACGCCTAGGGGATTTTTTTGCGCGTCGACTATAAAGGTTTGCGTTAACGGATCTAATCTTTTTTGCGTTGTATTTTTATCACCCGACGAACCAGAATTATCTGTTCTGAATTTCTCAGTTTGTCTCAAAGATACCGTGCCGCCCTGTTCTGTATCTACAAGATTTAATCCATGATTAAACAAAGTAGATTCTGAAACATAATTGCATTGATCAATACCATCCGAACTATCGCCGAACGTTAAACGTATCTCACCTGCAGCAAATTGATATTTTCCAAAACCGCTAGGAATATACAAATATCCGCTTCCAAAACCAAGTTGATCTGTTGTAATAGGATCTGCTAACTTAGCGCCGTCAGTTGTTGGTCCGGTAAAAGGTGTAATATTAATACCATTCACATAAGTATAAATACGAATATTGGGAGGCATATCTGCCACCGAAAACGCCAATACTTCTGAACCCGCAAATACGGGAACATCTGCTCCTTTTGCTGCTAATACTGCTCCATCGGTGTTTGTTGCCATTTTAGTGTCCTATTAAAGAATAATCTATAACTTTATAACCATGACTTTCAATTTTTACTGCCTTTGGATAACGTTTTTCCACTTCTTGCGCAATATATCCTAGATGTTGCCCATGCCCACCTAGATGTTTAAACTTCTTTTTATACTCAAATGAATACAGATTTAATCCATTTGGTAATTTACCTACCAGCGAAATATTTTTCTTAGTTCTAATATCTGAGATACCCAAAAATTTCAATACCTTTTTACCTACGTTTATCACACCCTTTATAATCGCTCCGCCGTATTTAACTGCAACATATACCGCAGCAACTGCAACTGCTGCTTGGACGAATGGACCGGCTGATAATATCCAAGCGTATGCTCCGGTAGCACCTGCACCGCCTACGCCCGCAGTTCCTATTATGTTTGTAGAAATATAACTCATTGCAGAACCCAATATTGGTACGCCTGAGGTCGCAGCTGCAAGAGACGAAGCTGCGGTAGCCAGTTGTCCGTAGGTTGCTAAAAATGCCCCGCTGGCTAAAGAAGAAAATCCTTGTGACAAAAGACTATAACTATACGTAGCAGTTTGTGTTCCGGTAATAAATCCACTGGCAGCAGAAGTAACTAGTTCGAACCCTGCAGTTAATTGTGTCCATGCAGTCGCACCAAACAAGGATGAACCTATTGTATTTCCGAATGTTTCACCGGGAATAAGATCAGTTGCTCCACCTATAAGCTTATCATATATCCAAGAAAATCCAGCTTTAACTGCTCGGTATGGCCCAAGATTTGACATAAAGGCATCTACTACAATAAATGCTTGTTTAATTGGTAATGCCAATGCTTGCACTTGCCCCCACGCAACAGCTAAAGTTGATTCTGCTTGATATGCTAAAATAGAACCATACCCTCCATTCACAAAACCAAAAGCTTGACCTGCTTGTATTACTGAATAAGTTTTAAACGCAACATATCCTGCAACCATTAATCCGCCTGCCAATAATGGATTAATGCTGAAAGAATTTTTCTTGGAAAGATTTGCTCTTCCTTTACCATCATTAATCCCTGCAGGATTTACTATTAATGTGCTGTCTGCACTTAAATTATTTACATATAATTCTTCTTCATATTCCATAGTAATAATATCTTGCCACGCAAAAATTCCAGTGGGTGCGGTTTCAGGTAAAAGCAAATCTACATTCCAGCAACCAAAACTAGGAAAACATTCTCCAGAATCTACATCAATTGATACAGAAAAATACGGGGAAGTTAAATCTGCAGTTTCGAAATCGTCAAAATTTTCTACTAAAATACCAGATTTTAATAATGATTCACCGTCATCTCCGGTTATTATTCCTTTTAAATTTGATATTTCTACTGAATGTAATTTTACAGATTTATCTAATTGTATAGTTAAATTTTCTATTTTAGCAATATCTCGCATTGTAAATCGTTTACTATCATCGTAAACAATTTTAACGTCCATTGCATCAACAGAAAATGGAGGAATATCTAAAGTCGCAATACTTAATTTTGTTATGTCTGAACTATCTATAGTGGTAATAGAATTAAGTGCTTCTTTACCTTGCTCTATATAGAATTTATCATATGGAGAATTAAAATTTTGTAAATCATTTGTTACATAAATTCTATCTTTTCTTCCAAGATAATATGTTATATCTGCTTCAGTTGTAACAGTAGAATTTGGTATAATTGCTGGATCATAGTCTTGATAAATTAAATCATCGACTCTGCGTGGTCTAAAATCTAAACAATCTCTTAATACATATTCTTGAGCATCTATGACGGATCTATATGTAGGCAATCTCGCATATTCTGTAGCAGGATATGAATTTACAGTAATAGGTCCTTCACCAGTATGCGTGTAATAACTAAAAGTAACTAATACGTTACCTGGACCAGCACCGGCTCCAATATATTTAATTGTACCATGATCGTAAAAATGATCTCGTTGTCCATTATCTAATAAAAAGACAGATTCTCTTAACCTATCCAATTCTATCCATGCATTTGAATAAAACGGAGAAACATCTGTTGTAGGTAATTCAGCATAATACGCGGCACCTGCAAAGGTGACAATGCTGTCATAATCATACGTTGTTCCACTAGTCCAATTGCCTAAATATTTGTTCACGTTCGAAAGAAGATATATAGATGAGAAATTTTGAACATCTGCTTTACCTAACGAATATGCCAAATCTCCAGTTTTTACATCTATAAGTTTTACTGCATTAGTAACTAATGTTTTTTGCCTAGGAGTAATACCATCGGTTTCTACAACAAAAAGAATATCTGCAATGCCCGTAAATGTAGGATCACCTGTATCTATAATTACAGTGGTTGCATCATCGGAAACGGTTACTGTTCCTGCTTCAAAATTCCATGTTCCTAATGGAACACTTGCTGTTGCACTGCTTTTCACCAATACTATAAAGTTTGCTCTAGCAGTACTAGAAGGAATTAACCCATCTCCTATTGCAAAAGTTTCAGTTCCAGATAATACCTTAGTAAATTTTCCGCCTGAAAAAATTGCATTGGTTACAGATTTAGTGTAACTTGTTTGAATACGATCAATAGTTTTTACATAAGATTTTGATGTGGGTATTACCAAACTATCTGTCGATTTATTATTATCAAAAATAATAGCTTCGCCACTAACAGAATTAATACCTGTAGTTGAAATATTGGCATAAAAAGTAGGTGAAGCATAGGTACCTGCTGAACCATATGCAGTTAATTGATTCGCAATCCCCACTATACTTCTAATTTTTTTAACATTGATTAATCCATCATAAAACGGACTACCATTAATAACTTCTAAGAAAACTTTATTATTACTTCTTACTCTAGAATAATCCGGATCATTAATATTAGTAAAAGATAAAGCAAATTCTTCTTTTAACTTAGCAATATCTCTACCTAGTGCGACCCATCTCGAGTACCAATATGCTACTCCTCCAGTGTCGGGCTCTCTTAATAGTCCATAATATGGTGCTTTTACTATGCCATAATTACCTAAAATATTGCCATTAGTATATAACACATTAGCAATATATTGTCCGTCCTCCGACCCAATCTTATATTTTGTTGACCAAGCTGACCATGTTGCCGGTACTTCTCTTACTGGCGAATAATAGTGATAAAATAATTTATACTGCGGAGAAAATTCTGTACCATTATAATTGTCGTATTCTAAATTCTTAAATGCAATTGTACCAACTAAACTATTAGCATTTGTTGGATTAGTTGTATTATGTAATTCAAAAAACATTGTTTTTGCTTCTAAGTCCGACGGATTAGGGAGCGAATACCTAACATTTGAAACTTTAAAATAATTACCATAAGTGGTATTTAAATTAAAATTAGTTTTTGTTTCTGTGGTTGTCGGTTTAGGTATTGTTATTCGAGTTGAATCTACCATCGTAACAGGATACCCACCTACATAAGCTTTACCTGAGGAAATGGTAAAATTTAAATTTGCAGAATTTTCTAAACCATGCTCTGGCGTTATACTAAATTGATTAACAGTATAACTACCAGATTCATCGTATGTTCTTTCAGCTAATTTTTTCTCTAATTCGGCATCGCTTGCAACCTCACCTAAATAATTAATTTCTCCTTTATCGAAACTTATTAAAGGAATTAACAAGTTTGGTTCTATAACTGTTCTACCATTTTCAAAAACATCTAACGCTGATATGTTTAAATCTACTTTTAATCTATCGGCGCCTGTTGCAAAATAATTTGAACTTTCGAGAGCAGGATCAAGTAAAGTGGGATCATCATCGCTTGTAATGATTTGTTGATCTACTATAAATGCAATTAATTTTGATGGAAATATTGTTCTTTTATCTGGAACAACACTTTGTTGGGCATTAGTTACAAAATAACCATCTTTGTAATAGGTTGCATTATCTTGCGTAACAATAGAAGTAGGAGAAGTTGCCTTAACAACATATGAAATTAATTCGCTTCCTAAGTTTATTCCAGGAGCTTCGTTGACTTCTAATTGTGTAGTATTTACAACTTCTGTAATATATAACTTTTTAGTTAGTGCAGGGTGTACTAACAAATCCCCAACTGTTAAACTAGTATTTGGATTAGTTAGTATAATAGTTTTAGCAAAAGTACTTAAAGTAGATGCGGCATTTTTAGTAACATCATTCGCAGTTAACGCAGTATATTGAGGAGAAGTTAAGTTTAATGCGTCAATGTAATTTGTGTAAAAACTTAATTCTGTATTTTGATCAAACATTCCGTCATTTGTAGAATTAAATCTTTTTAACGACATGACGAAAGAAGGAGGATCGCCTACTACAGGATCATCCGCTTGATACACAAATTCTACATAACCTATTACTGTAGATCCATTTGCAACTACATATGTATTTAGAAAATTATTTACATTTATTGTTTCATTTCTAGCATTTGTAGTTTTTAATCTAACAGTTCTAGCACTTAGGTTAACAATTGGTTTTGGGCCGTTAATCTTAGCAGCATCTTTAAAGAAAAATCCGCTTACAGATGTAACTTGATTCTGTAATATAGATTGTATCTGAGTAAGTTCTCTTGACTGAACTGCTACTCCTGGTTTGAATAAAACTTTGACATAATTATTGTCTTTGTCAAAATCATCAAAGTATGGAGAAACTGTTGTATCCACTGCCATGTTTTTTTCCTTAGAATTCTAATACAAGATGTAAATTGTCTGATTGGTCTGGCGATTTTGTTATAGGATACCGATTTTCAATATATAGTATTTCACCTGTGTCATGTATTACCTCAGAAGAAACTGTACCAACAACTTGAGCTATCGCACCAGAAGATTTTCCTAAAACAGATTCGCCTACTGTAAAGGAATTATAATTACCCGTTAACCCATTAACTTGAATGTATTTAATATAACCATTACCTGTTGTTGTATTAGCTGCAACTGTTATATTAGCTGTTACTACGTAGGCATTTGCCTTTGAAGTCAATCCTTCAATAAATTCATTATTATTAAATGTGCCATTCACGTTAGCAAGTGTTAAAGAAACTAATCCAGATAACGTAGAAACGTTTGCTACAGTATTATATACATTTTTTGGATTTCTTAATAGTCCTAATTTTCTATAAGTAAACCCTGCAGGAAAATCCCCAAACCCCTCATTATAATCTGTTCTTGATTGTAGCATTACATAATGTGCACCCAATTCATTAATAGGATCTGAGCCATGTCCGCCGATTGGACTTAGTATTGGGCGAATATTCGCACCTCGTCCTTGACTCCCTGAATCTACAACATATGCATTTGCAAAACGATACCCGTCGCCATTGTTAGTATAAATGAAATCATATATGACTCCTAAACTTTGTCTAGTACCAATACTTGCATTTGCTCCGTCGCCTTCAACAACTACTCTTGCTCTAACGGAATAATCTAACCCGCTATTTAAAATTTTAATATGTTCAATTGCACCATCTTTAGCTACGCTTGCAACATCCTCGTTTTTTCTAACGGGCATCCAGGTATCAGTTAAAAAATTTAACCGATCCGCATTGGAAATATTGTAAAGGAATTTCCATTTATATCCATCAGCTGTACTAAATATATTTAAATTTTTCCCAATAGGTTCATTGTTGGAAATTTTTCGATTGTTATTATCTATGCATTTATATACATTGTATTCGCTGTTAATCACATAAAAATTCTTACCAAATAAATTGGGATCTTCGTTATCATATTCATCATAAATCGTATTAGATGCCCAAGTTATTCTTGGAACTACGTGCACCATATTTGTAAAGCTTATCTTTTTTAACCCTATTATTTCTTGCCAAAGCTTTGAATATGATTGCTGATTATCTACAGGATTGGGTGGTATCTCAGAATCAGATGACCAAACGCTAGGTTTAGCCAAAAACATATACAACGAATTGCCACTAGAAACATTAAACTGTTCTATGAAATTCTTTGCATTGCTAAGCTTAAATTGTTTAGTAACTAGGTTCGGCATCTATTATTTATTAAAGGTTAATTGATAATGATATTGAATCCGCTGTTAATGTGCGAGTTCCGTCTAATAACGTATTGCTTGCATATACCCCAGGTTCGTCCGCAGTTAAAATATCCACGATATTAATAGATGATTCTTCTGTAGGTTTTACAGCTAAAGATAACACTTCTCCTAATGCTGTATCATTATTTATTTCACTAAAAGCAGTTAATCCTGCAGGATGTAGTAGCGTTTTGATAGAATTTCTCCAGTTTTCTATGGAGATTTTGGATCTAATCACATAGGAAAACGGATGATATAATGCTAAAGACTCTGAAGTTGCGTATGGAGCTTTTCCTTGCAGTACCATATTCTCAGACAATAGCCCCGTAGTACCTTCCCAAAAACTAAGGCTTCTAGTAACACTTCCTAAATTTGCCGTTAATACTGCAGGATCTAAAAATTTAACATTGATATTACCAGTGTAGGTATTATCTGTAGTTATTAAAGTATTCCCTGAATCTAAAATACTAATGTATTGCGTACTAGATATTGTACCAGGTACACCTACATAAAAAATTTCAGTATTTTCAAATATAAAATCATCCCGTACTCGCAATGTAATATTTGCAACATTTGCCGATAGCGGAGGAAAAAATCCAGTTAAATTGTTTACATCTTCAAAATCTGAATCTGTTATCTCTCCTCGTTTAAATGCATATATTCTCCACGGAACTATTGTCCCATCTGGTATATTCGAGGTAGTTAAAAATATAGTTACATTACTACCTTCAACAACCGTATTTTTATTTGCTGCAAGATAATAAATTGGTTCATTATTAATTGAACTATCAATAACTGATACTGTACCTGATACCTGTAAACTGTATGGAAAATCTGGATAAAGTATTAAAACGACACTTTCTGTACCTTCGGTTACATAGTCTGTAAGTAAAGGTAAGGATAACGTTGCTGAAGTTTCATTAATAACATTTGTAGAATTTAATGTTATTATTCCGCTAATTAAACTAGGATTAGATAAATCCGCACCAGTAATACCAAATATAGAATATGCAACTGCGGTACCAGGATCAACATTTGTTGCTCTAATACTAAAGTTAGCAGTTTGCCCTTCTAGTATAACTAAAGGATCCGCGGTTACGTATATGTCTGCAATTACGTTCGAAACTGTTTTAGATGTGTCATTTATTATTATGTCAATTGATTCATTAAATCCTGTATTGGTTAACATTAAAGTTACAGTTTCAGGAAATTCTGTTTTAAAATCTGCCTTCGGATTTAATGTTATTGTTGCCTGATTGCTATTAATAACAAAGTTGCCTGTAAGTAATGGCGAACCTACAAAATCTGCAGAATTAATTCCTGTACCTGAAATACTATATGGTACAAGGGTCCCATTGGATAACCCTGTAGTATATACTGTTATACTTACAGTGGAATCTTCATTTACAGAAGCAGAAGATGATGTTAACGTATATGCCATTTAAAATCCTGGATATTTAAATCTAATTTGCCGTACATTTGGTATAGATAAAACCCTTGCAGTATGTAAAGTATTATCTATTGGGCTGTATATATTCCCCGAATAATACACCTCTATATTTTTTCCTCGTACCAGACCATGTTGTTTTGGAAAAGTAACCGTAACTGAACCTCGAAATATTGAATAAGTACCATCTAAAGATTCTGTTGGTAATCCGGGATCAACTATAGTGTTTGCACTATAATTAACACCTGCCTCAATAATATTAAATCCTGTTATAGTTCCAAATCTATTTACGCTATTGACTTTAACTTTAGCTTGTATTCCAGATTCATCTGTGATAGAAATAGGGTGACCTTTAATATACCCCAGTCCCCCATCTATGATATCTATATTGGAAATAACAGAATATACATGTGCAGTTAATGGAGATATTGAAAAATTATTCCCGCTAAGTAATACTGTTTTAGTTGCTTCAACATCTTCATCTTTTGAAAAAATTCCTTTTAGACTTGTGGTATCTAAAATTAATTCATATATGTCATTGCCTTCAAGTGAAATTTTAATAACTTTATTTACTATAGCTTTAGCGCCTGTCGTTTTGCCTATAACTTCCGTGTTCTCAAAATCAAACATATTTTGTCGATAGTTTGTTTGTTTAATTCTTAGTGCATATCTTGTTGTCCATTTGCCTGTAGATGCTTTAAGTACAACTTCATATGGATAGAAAAAGCTAATTGTTTCTTTATATAAAAGATTGAACATCATCTTATATGCAGGCTCCGACCCTTTTCTGCTATAGATTTCTCTTATTTTTTTAATAAAATTTACGTTATCTGCAATATTTGATTGAGTAAAATCACTTGCATAATTTTGTATAAATCTTGTAACTAAGTTTTCGGTAGTTTGATCTATATCTGCATACTTAGTAATATCTTGTAGCACTTCCTGTGCGCTATTATTTTGTTCTAAGAATTCGTAATATGCCTTTAAAAATTGTACGAACCCTTGATAATCTGTTGCAACAAATTCCGGTAATTGCTCTTCAATTAAAACCGACAATCGATTTTGAATTCGTTTAAAAGGATTTTCCGCACCGTCTTTTTCATATAATGTATAAATTAAAGGATCCTTCGCCTCACCTAAATTAGTAAAACTAATTGGAATATAAAATTCTCCTTGTCTACCGTAGAAGGTTAAAACTTGATATATTCCCTTGCCGCCTCTATCTATATCCGATTGAATTGCTTCTGCTCGATTTGTGTATAAGGGGTAAAACCAACCAGTCCTATACCCACCAAACGAATCGGGTTTAGACGTACCATTTATTTTCAATGGTCCTAAATATTCAGTTGTTTCGTAAATATTTTGAGTCATATTAAATTAAAGTTACGTTTACCGATAAACCTGCAAATTGTTTAATTTCCGTATTTAAATTAGAATCATCTGTTACTAAAATTAATCCTCTAGTTGTTTGAATATCCAATTCATCAATCTTTGCGTATATTTTTATATCTGTAGAATTATCAAAATATCCTGCTATAATAAAAGCTGGGATAGAAATAGTACCATTCGTATAATCTACAGTTGCCACATTAGAAGCAACTAATGCATCAGTGTATAAATTGTATAAATTTATAACCCCTGAGGATGTAGTAGTTAAAACATCTTTCATATAAACTGCTACTACTTTATTATCTGTAGTAGTATAATAAAATCCTGTTGATTGTATTGTGCCAGAATTTAATTTATTTGCATATTTAATTAATGATGCTCCGGTATAATCTCTAGCCGTATTTGCGCCAGGTGCAATTCTTTTATGTATTCTAAATGAGGTTACGTTACCGATAATTGAAGAATCAATTGAATCTATATTTTTAGATAATTTAGAATATATAAAACTCTTATCAAATTTTTGTAGATCTGATGTAAAATAATCCTGTACTGCAGCTTTAACCAATACTTCTATTTGTGCTGCGGTATATCTAGAATTCTTAGAATCAAATTTTATTCTGTTGTCTAAAGAGATATACAAATAATTAGGATCCACAAATTCTGGAATTATTGTCATCATTTTTTTATCTGCTAGAATTTCTTGTAGGATTCTAGTTTTTAATTCTGTGTTAATAGTAAAACCTAAATATGGTTTTAATGATATAAGAACTTTTCCATAGATTGGCGGATCATTATCTTCTCCTCCCCAAACAGATACCGATTCTACCAGAGGATAATTTGCTTCTATAATAGATTTATAATCATTCGCAGTTACTGCTCTATTAAAAGATGAAAGAAATCTAGGAGCCTTAAATTTTATTTCTTCAATTGTATCGGGCTCATCCCCGCCTGTTGAATTTTGTGTTGCAATAATAGTGGAAGGTAGTGTTACTCCTCCAATTGGAACTTCTAAAGTAAATTCCTGTTGTGAAGTTTCAGATACATTACAAAGAGAACCATTGCTAACTAAATACTCTACCTTAACCAAGTTACCAGATGTTAATTTTTTACCAAGTATACCATCACCAAAATACAAATCCCAGCTTCCTTTTGTATTTTCTTCTAAGAAATAAACATTAGACTCACCGGTTATAGCATCTAAATTGCCTGCTAACGTAAATGTAGTTTGTCCAACGTCGGAATATGAATTTTGTACAATTACTCTAATTGATGTAGTATCAACATTTCTATTTGGTATAGAGTATTTTTCTGAAGGTCCGCCCAAATCTACTCTATAAGTATATGTTAGAGGTTGACCCTCTACAATTGTTACGTCAGTAAATGCATATATACCATTTACCGGAAGTATTGTTACTGAATCTAAATTAGAAAAGGTATAAAGAACACCGTCTATAGTTGAGGTAAATGCAGAATATCTAGGCAATGTTAAAGAGGACGGCGTATTTACTGGGTCAGATACTATAAAAGAAACCTTTGCCCTTGCACTTCTATATGAAAGAGGAGAGTAACCTAAATGCTTAGCAATTGAAACTGCAGATTCTCTTTTTACGGCAGAATCTAAAAACATTTCATTTGCTACCATATTTGCTAAATACGCATTATAGTGAGTATTATACGATAAAAGATCAATTAATATTGATAAGCTAGATGCTTCGAAATCATAATCCTTAAAAACAAGATTGTTATCTTTATCCCGATAATTAGTTAAGAATTGTTTTAAATTGACTTTTATCTGATCAAAATCTAATTCAGATATTCTATAATTTGCCATTTATCGTACTCTACTTAAAAGGGTTGTAAGTGTAATAGGTGTTTCAGTATTTCTTAAAGCAAACACTATATTAATTACCAAATCGTTTGACATTCTAGCTTCACTTACAGATATATTAATTAACCTTACTCTTGGTTCAAATAATTCTATAGTTTCTTGTATAGTTCGTTCTAATGCTATTTTAACCGCAGGAGAAAAATTTTCAAACATCAACGATTGAACTTGTGTGCCTATTTCTGGATGAAATGGTCGTTCAAAATTCTTAGTTAGTATAAGGTGTTTTAGTGCTGTTTTAACAGCATCTTCATCTGTTTTTAGATATATGTCTTTAGTGAAAGGGTTTACCTTAAACGATAAATCTATATCTACAAAATTTTTTATTTGTTTTGTTGTGGCCATATTTGATATTTATTATCCAAAAACTTAAAGTTTTAATTTTTTCGCTTGTTCTACCGTAGGAATAAATGTATACTTAGTTGCGTAATTTTTAATTACACCTACTGGTAGGTTGGATCTTAATAATTTTCCTGTAGTATAATCTACTTTAAATGCAATATGAATCCATGCATCTGCTAAATTATTTCCAGATTTATCTGTAGTATACTCAAGTAATAATTGTTTAAATGGAATATTCGCCTCAATCCATTTCGCCGCATTAAAATAATCGTCAAAAATACCAACCTTAAATTTTATATCTACGGCACACCCTATATTATGGTCACTATCAGTTACGGATTTTTCTGCACATCCAGGCACTCGAAGTCCGCTGGTAATGTATATACTTGGATATTTGTTATAAATTGGATCTAGACAATTCCATGCTAACTGACGTAAATTACAAACAATTTCTTTTGCAGAAACTCCTGCTTGTTTAACTGGCCTAACTGGCGCGCATTCTGAACTTAATAAATCTTTTAAGTAAAAATTACGAGATAATCTAACGGTTTCTCTAAAATAATTAGTTTTAAATGCAAAAATATCACCGCATGGTTGAACCGTAATTGGTATATTTCCTGCGTTGGAAGTTGTAAGTATATTTTGAGAATCTGTTACGGTAGAATTGGTGCTTGTAGTTTTATCTAATATTTGTTGACCAGTTAATTGAGAAGTAGTAACTTGTCCTGCAGTTAATGCCGCAACTTCACCGTCAGTTTCCCTTATATTAATTCTTTCTAAATATTGTAAAACTGTTTTATCTGGATTTCTAGCTGTAGGCAATTTTGAGGTATAATAAACTATAGCCTTAACTAGATTCGCACCCATCTTAGTTTTGACTATCGGAGCATCTAATAGTAAAGTAACAGATCCTTTTATACTCATGGTTCCGCTGGATTGTATTGAAAAATCTCCTAAAGCCTTTGCTGTCATCCCACCTTTGGAATATAAATTAACACTAGAACCTTGAATATTAACAGGTCCATCACTAATTAAATTTAACGCATTTGTTGCTGAAATTTCAAGACTTTTTGCAGCTACCTTCATATTTCCTGCAGTTTGCACCAATGCATCACCATGCCCAATTATTGAAACATCTCCGTCGACTTCAATTGATGCATCATCTTTTACATATATACTAGTTTTACCTTCTACAGTTAATCGTTGCGCCCCTTTAACATATAAACTATTATTTCGATCAATAATCTCATAGTTATCACCTACGGTTTTCTTAACCATAGTTCCATTACCATCTATTTCTATATAGCTTCCTGACTTGTGGAATACGTGAATTCTTTCAGCATTGGGAGTATTATCTAATTCTATAATATGTCCAGCTTCAGTTTCAATCACTTGATTATATGGATATCTACCCATAAAAGCAGAACTAGGTTCGTTCCACGTTTCTTCTGAGTTTGCTATTTCAATATTAGTTATTTTTTTATTTTCTTTTACTTTTAAAGAAGTATGGGTAGTATTTCCTATAGCTAATTTATTGACATCGGATAATCCAAGATATTCATATTTAGGATATTTTTTACTTGGATCGGTAAATCCAATAATGTCTGCTAATTCAGTATTGTTATAGTCATTATCAGATACAGGGTAATAATCATTTGCATCACTATAGTTTATTGAAATGCTTGAAACATTTGCGCCAAATAATGCATTAACGTCTACAAAGTATTGTTTAACCCGTATACCGTATGAATTTTTCCTATCTAAATTTTCTGCATAGTTAGGACCTACAATATGTGCAGTTGCAATTAATCCAGCAACAAAAGCTGCCTCATCATCAGGTTTAATTTTTCCATTAGTAACCATGGTATCATAATTGTCTTTAGCTAACACAAGTACTGCATCATCTTGTATTTTTTTACTAGCTAAAAATCCTTTTTTAGACGTGATACCACTTTTACCTGTCCAATTACTAGAAGTTTCTAATAATGCTTTACCTATAGGAACGTCACCTAAAAAAGGATATGAGATAAATCCTAAATCAATTAAATTTGAAACTGTAAATTGATATCTACCTAATTCGCCATATTCACCTTCTTTTGCATAATCATCATTTGATAGTTGTTTTCCTAAGTAACTAAAAATTTTATTTAAATCAGTAGACGCCAAAGGAAAAAATTGACTTTGAATAGATGTATTAGTTGAGTCTATAGTTATTACTGACCCTTTGCCATCGTATACAGGATTACCTAACGCATCTCGTTTTACATTTAATTTTTTAGATGCATCTTGTTTTTGTTTGCTTATTGCTGGAGCTCTATCTTTAGGTTTTCCTGCAATTGTCCCCATTATAACCGGTTGCTGACATTCTGCACCATCCATAAAAAATCCAACTACCCATGCACCAGGAACTATACCTACCGGTGTAGATCCTACTCCAGAAGTTGCTGCAGACGTTATAGGCTGCATAGGAACTGCCCAAGGCAAATCATCGGTTGGCAGTAATCCAACATTTTCAGTATGAAGGCCAAATATTCTAACTTTACAACGACCTAATTTTTCTGGATCGTCTCTATCCTCAACAACGCCCATCCACCAATTTAAATTTCTCATTGTTGTTGGCTTCCAGGTAAAGAATCTTTAGTCACATTCATAGTTATAAAATGTGTACGAAGATTTATTTTATGAGACAATCCTGTAATTAAATAATTACCTGAATACATTTCATCTGATTTATATTCAATTGCCTTTATTTCCGAGCCAGGTTTATCTTTTGGTAATTGTATATTAATAGTTCTGCCTACTTCAATATCTGTTCTTCCAGGAATAGTTATTTTCATTTGAAAATTTTCTAATTCTAGCATATTAGATCGTCTGTTTCCAAAAATATCTTTAAGCTTATAATCAAAGTTTTCAGCGTATCCTGTGTGTAAATTTTTGTGAACAAAATTTATGTCAGTATAAGTTAATGGATTTCTTACAGTTGTTTGATCAAACATAGGTATAGCTTTGCCAGTTTCAAGATGATTATATACATCGAATTTTGACCCATGGTCATAATCTACATTTTCGAAATTTTTACCTAAGACATCTATATTAACTAATCTATTAGTTGTGTAACCTTCCATAAGATTTTTTATTTGATCAAAACTTTTTTCCACAATTAACGATCTAATAACAGACATGTATGTATGATCTCGTATTCCTTGTTCATCCATTGTCTTAAGTAATGTTAAAGAATAATTATATGTCCCTATAGATAAATCATCTTGTTTTTCTATTATATCCCCAATACTACCAAAATAAAATCCTTTTGTGGTTTCCCAAAAAAGAAAATTCGCAGCTTTATTATTTTCGGGTAACGATTTGCTAGCTATCCAATTGATACATTTTACGGGACTCCAACCTGGACTAACAAATTTTATGCTATTTGCAGATTTGCCAAATATAGTTAAACTATTTTTAATTGGAGCTTGTTTTCCCGCTATTTCTAAATTTCTATCTGTTTGTAAATATTCTGTGTAAATTCGTTGCACAATATCATTGGGCGTACCGTTAAAAGATTTGTAAATTGGATTTATTAAATCTTGAAAAGTTTCTACAGATGAGAAGCCCAATTTGTATATCATTGAACTTCCGTCTTTAACATAATTCTTATTATCTAAAGAGTAAATTTTAAATACTTTGGATATTGCCTTATCTGAAGAAAATGTAGTAGTTCTAACGTTGACATATAAAAACTCATCCCCAAGTAACTCTTGGTCTTTAATTAAATTTCTACTGTCAGATAAAAGTATTTCGCCAGATAAAAAAGGAGTAAAAATACTTTCATAAATTACCAATTCAACTAGATAATCTATTAAGTTAATTGCAGTTCCGGTTTTAAAGGATACCAAAAGAAGATCGTCAATCTCTATTTGGCCGGGTTGCCTTAGAATTTCTTCAGCCATTATGGATTAATTAACCCCTGATAATTTGATATAATTTCTTGCACTATTTCGGGTTTGAGTATTTTTATAGTTCTATTAATTTCGTTTTTTTCAGTTTCAACCTCAAAATTACTTTCAAAATATGAAATGTCCTCAGACGTATCATAAGCAATTGCGGTGTTGATGCTTTCAGGATCATTACTTTCGTATAATAATCTTTGGGGCTCTTTATGAGAAGATTCTTCTGTTAAAACAAAAAATGTTTCTACCTGATATCCTTTAGCATTTTTTGCTCTATTGGTTGCAAATATATTTTGTTTAGATCCATATTTACTTTCAACTAAATCTGTTAATACTTTTTCTGAAAGCGGCCAATCAAATCTAGGGTCTGTTATATCATTCACCATTAAAACTAACCAATGATAACTAGTTGTGCCATAGAATCTATAAGAAATTTCTTCAGGGGTTTCTCCATAGAACACTTCATATTTTTCATAGTATGAACTATTCTCTTGGTATTCTTTAGAAAAGATAACCCGTTTAAAAATGTCTACAACTATTTGTTGACTAGCATAGTCATCTAAAGTGTATCCTGTTCTGGGAAAAGTAGAAAAGAAATTAATAGCCATCTGTTACTTTTTGAGAGTTTAGTTGTTCTAATTCGGTAAAAGATAAAGTCATGCCAATCTCTGCGGGGGCACCATTATCAAAAGTAACAAATTGTTCTCCACCGTAATCTATTTGCATGTCTGTTAATGCACATTTTGTAAACTTATGTAAATATTTATTTTCCTCATCCCCAAAATAATATTGTATATCAAACTCTGCAGGATATACATAAAATAACTTATTAGGAGTAAGAGTAGGATACATATGATATTTAAATTTATCTATGATAGCCTTTACCTTTTCAGTTTCTTGTCTGCTGCTAGGATAAAATCTATATCTAAAATTAAATTGTCTTGTATCAATTGATTCAAATAAAGTTTCTCTAAAAGGATTAGTTTTTGTCTTTGACGATAGTTCTCGAATATCATTAATAAAACCTCTGGCTGCTCCAAATTGGGGTGCCTGTGCTAAAGTAGTCAAAAATCTTCCCTGTGCTTCTCTAGCAAATCCTTGTATATTATCTGCGGTGGCACTTGCAGAACCTTCAATCATAATACCCGCTAGCGCGCTAATTTCAGCAGTACTATAGTTTACCCCGTACTTTACACTTGGCTTTTCGTCCACATGTAAAGTAATTACATCTTTTAATCTTTTGGTTGTACTAGACGTGAATGCGTCTAAATTTAATTTTGCTATCTCTTTTTGTGCTGCGGAAGCTACAATACCTGTAGCAAGACCTCTAACCCCTGCTGATAGAACGTCCCTAATACGAGATGCAGTACCTACCCCGTGTAAAAATGTTAGAGCTCCTACAATTTTTCCTGAATTGTCTGCGACGGTTTTTGTTGCAGAGTTAATCGCATTTTGGGATAATCTACCTTCAGCTCTTTGCAAAGCATCCAATCTTTTTTGCTCATCCGCACTTACGTAGTAATCTTTATCTTCTTTTTTTGAATTATTTGCCCCGGTATTAGTAGAAGTGGTACTTTTGTCCCTAACATTTATAAAAAAAGCAACATAATGTTGAAGATCTGGTTTATCGCGAAGACCTTCCGGATATTCGAGAGTACCAATATTGTAGTTGCCTCTTAGATCATTTTGGTTCTGATATTTTCTATCTAAATTTCTACCCGCCGCTACAGGATCTTGTGTGGGGTCTAAAGAGTTTGCCATTGTTCTCTAATAAATATTGTTGAAGTTAATATTATTTATAGCAAATGTTATATACCAAAACGTACAAAGGAAAGTTTAGACCTAAGAATCCCGGAAAATATAGAGGGGACGTGGCTAATATTGTATATCGTTCCTTGTGGGAACTTAGATTTATGAAATGGTGTGACATAAATCCATCTGTGCAGGAATGGGGATCTGAGATAGTTATTGTGCCCTACGTGTCGCCTATAGATAGAAAAGTACATAGGTATTTCGTGGATTTTTATATGAAAGTAAAGAATAAAACGGGAGAACCCCAAAAATATTTAATAGAAATTAAACCTGAGAGGTTTACTAAACCTCCGGAAATTCCTAAGAAAAAGACAAAGAGGTTCATAGACGAAGTGTTTCAATATGGTGTAAATGAAGCTAAATGGAAAGCAGCATTTGAATTTTGTGAGGATAGAAATATGAAGTTTATGATACTAACAGAAAAAGATTTAGGGGTAGTTAATGGCAGATAAAAGATACCGCCCTATTAGAATAACCTCAGACGATCAAGAGAAATCTTTTAACTGGTATAAGGGGCAGGGCAAGCGTTTAGCATTAGGACTTGAAGGTACAGATACGTTATCAAATCAATCCCTTGTAGGTTCTATAGTTCCAGGTAATATGTATTTGTTTTTATATGATCCAAAATATAAAGAAACGCTACCCTATTATGATACAGCCCCCTTAGTTATTCCCTTCAAAAGTGTTGCTGCAGGATTTTTAGGATTGAATTTGCATTATTTACCATACGGTTCTCGCTTTAAATTGGTTGAAGAATTAAGCAAATTAACTGCAGATGCACGTATTACTGAAAGAACAAAGATAAATTTGTCATGGCAACTAATAGACAATACCGCAAGATTTGCGCCGGCAAAACAATGCGTAAAGCATTATCTTACCAGTCATATGAGAAGTAGGTTTTTAAAAATAAATTTTTCAGATTGGAAAACTGCGGCAATGTTACCTGTACAACAGTTTCAAAAGGGTTCGCCCTACTAATACGGAAAATTAATGGCAAACTTCACAATAAGAGATTTTCAAACTCAAATTCGAAGTAAAGGAGTCGCAAGACCTAATAGATTTGAGGTTTTAATTCCAACACCTATTCGACTATTATCTACAATACCTGATCTTCGATTAATATCTTTATTTTGCGAATCAGCAAATTTGCCTTCACATAATATAGGTGTTAGGCAACAAAGAATTTATGGCCCGGCATATCAAAGACCAACTAGTGTAGACTACGGTGGGGATGGTATAACACTATCTTTTATAATAGATGGTAATATGGATGTCAAGGGGTATTTTGATGCATGGATGCAACTAGTTATAGATCCTTATAGTTTTCACGTAAACTATTCTAGGGAATATACATCAACTATGAGAATAACGCAACTTAATCAACAAGATCAAGATGTTTATTCCGCTGTGTTTGAAGATGTATTTCCTAAAACATTATCTATGTTAGATTTAAATCAAGGCAATCAAAATTCTGTACAGAAATTAAATGTGACTTTTGTTTATAGAAGATGGTATGCAGATCATTCTGCAGTAGATAAAATTTCAGCACCTGTTACCCCTAATAAATCTAATCCGTTGGCCCCCATTTCCCCTCCGGTTGCAGATGTTCAAGAAAATACTGCGGAATTGTTTACTATACCATTTGAGAATCAACCTTACGATAGATCAACAGTTAGACCAAGCAATCCTTTAGATATAGGTGGAAGTACAAGTTTCACTCCTACCCCAACTGGAAACTTTGGCCCAGGAACAACGGGTCTTACTACAGAACAATTACGAGAATTTGCAAGATAACCCTAAATGAAAAACAGGAGATAATATGGCTTTACCAAAATTAGAAACACCTACCTATGAATTGACTTTACCATCAACCGACCAAAAGGTTAAGTATAGACCTTTCCTAGTAAAGGAATATAAAATACTTTTAACCGCATTAGAATCAGATGGAACAGAGATACAAAGAATAGTAACAGATTTAGTAGATGTTTGCACATTTAATAAACTTGATGTTAGAACTTTACCAAATTTTGATATAGAATATTTGTTTTTAAATATACGAGCAAAATCTATAGGAGAAATGACAAGTTTAAATTTAAAGTGCAACAATTGCGAAAACGAAATAAACTTTGAACTAGATATAACTAAAGCAGAAGTTAAGCGTAATCCTGAGCATACTACAAAAATATTCATTACTGATACAATAGGATTAGAAATGCGATATCCTAAATTTGAAGAAATGGCAGCAATTTATGAGAATTTTAAATCTGAGTCTGTAGTGGAAATGTTATGCACTTGTATTAAGGCGGTATTTACAGATGAGCAATACACTGAGGACTATACAAAGGAAGAATTAATAGAATTTGTCAATTCTTTTTCAAGAGCACAGTTTGAAAAATTGGAACAGTTCTTTATAACTATGCCAAAAGTTACTCAACATATAGAACAGAATTGCTCAAAATGCGGTGCCCATAATGAAGTTACTCTTGAGGGCCTGCAAAATTTTTTCGTCTAACTCTTTCACACGAAGGACTTCTTAACTATTATAAGTTAAACTTTTCTCTCGTAAATAATCATAATTATTCATTATCCGAGATAGAAGATATGATACCGTGGGAAAGAGATATTTACGTTACTATGTTATTAAACTATATTAATGAACAAAATGAAAAATTAAAACAAAAGGCAAGTAAGGATCGCTAAGAATGACCATACCAATAAACCAACTATTAGATTCAATCAAATCACAATCTGAGAATTTGAATGCCCAGTCAAAGGTGCTACATTCTTTATCCGACACTATAATATCTCAGCGGAAAGAATTTGGTAATGTTAAAAAGGATATGGGTGATCTGAAAAAAAGCTTCGCTCAGAATCTAAGCGGTATATCTGAAATTAAAAAATATTTAGATAGTATGCGCAGAGGTACTAGTATCAATGGTACACAAATAGGACCTAAGTCTGGTGCGGGCGGCGCTAGTCCCGATAAAGGGTTCTTTACTAATTTGTTTACTAAGATGTTTGGGCCATCTAAATATCAGCAAAATTTATTAAATGAAATTAGTGCACTTAAAGATATAACTGACCTTCAATCAAAAGATATTCGATTTATTAAAAACCAGTATTCTGATAAAACAAAAGCATATGACAGAGAAATGTTAGCTACTGCTATTGCCAACAAATTAAATAATCTTGGCGGAGGAGGTGGCGGAGGTAGAAGTATGTTGGGCGGTCTTGCTTCTGGCGCAGGAAGTTTATTGGGAGGAGCCTTATCCGGTTTAGGTTCTATGATAGGTGGAGCGTTAATAGCATTAGGACCAATTTTTGCTGCAGCCATTGCAGGACTAGGTGGCGTATTAGAAAAAGCAATTGCGTTGATAACTGCGGCAATAACAGGTTTAACAAATCTTTTTAGGGGAGGCCCACCCACAACTACAGGACCGGGTGGGGGAGGTCGAGGAGCCCCGCCTATAATTGTCCCACCTGGCGGCGGAGGAACAGGCCAACCTCCCCAATTACCTGGACCAGATAACAAGCAATTGCCTAATGATGGTAAAAAACCACCATTTAAGCCAAAGGGGTTTGGCGGCTCAGGTCAACCTATTACCGACGTAACTCCTAACGGTGGGGGCAGATTATCTGGCGCATTAAAAGGTGCGGGATGGATAACGGGTCTACTTATTGCTGCAGAAATTTTAACAGAAGCATCTCAAAATCCAGATAAAAGTTTTACTGACATTTTAAAAGATGTAGGTAGTAGCCTTAATCCTTTTTCTGGATTTAAAGGACCATCTGGTCAAGTAGATGACTATCTAAAAAGAAAACAAGAAAAAGAAGATGCAGTAACAGGCGTTACAAATGAGGATGATAAAAAATTTAGAGATGAAATGATTAACGGTGCCAAAAAGTCTGCAGAAAAACTTAAAAAAGAAACCGAGAGCGAAGTAGATACGCTTGTTGCTAAAGCTTATAAGGACTTAGATAGTTGGCAGGATAAGTTTAAAGGAATGATGGCAGAAGGATTAAAAGGATTCCTAACATTAGAAGATAAACTTGAAGATTTTATAGAGCAAGTCGCAATGGAAGGTTTTAAAAAATCAGTTGAACCAATGTTAAACGATATCGGGTTTAATGTTGATGTACCTGATGCACAAGGAAATATGGTAAGTAAAAGAATTAATTTGGCGCCTACATTCGGTACTTCGTTAGGTGAAGCTCTTTCCGAAACATATGAACAAGGAAAGGACTTGTTAAACCCTGCAAAGGAAGCTATGGCAAACTATGCAACCACTACTATCAATAATGTCAATAGTGCACCTCCTGCTCCGATGCCTGCAGTTAATTCTTCGGTATATAATCCAAGTCCAACACAAGGCGGATTATATAAATTCTTTGGCACCCCGGTACCGGGGAGACCATAATAAAAGGCCCTTTCGGGCCTTTTTTAATCTTCTGCTAGTTTAGCAAAATACGAGAGCGATTCATCATCGTCATCAAAGTCTACTTCTTTAGCTGGAGCTTTTTCCACTTTCTTTTCTACCTTAGGTGCGGTAGCTTTAGGAGTAAAATCTTCTTCTTCTAAATAAGTATCTTCTGCTTTCTTAACAGGAGCCATTCCTCCGGTAAGACCCATAACCATATCGAATTTTTTCTTCAAATCTTCGTATGATTTAAAATGCTTAGGATCCAAGAATTGTTGCAACGAATGTTGCTTAGCCCATATCGTTTCAATTTCAGAATCATCCTCAGAAATTGAACTAATTGAATCAAACTCTGACTTATCGTAATTACGATAACTTTCTACATTACGAATCTTAAGCTTAAAGTTTGCACCTTCCCAGAAATCGAAAGGATTAACTGGTTTCTCATCTTCGAATTGTGGTTCAGCAACATCTTTAATCTTGTCAAAGATTTTCTTACCAAACTTATATAAGAATACTTTACCCTCATTTTCAGGGTGTGAAGGATCCTTAACAATTAAAATATTTGTGATATAAGATAGCTTACGCTTTTGCTTGCGAGCAACTTCCTTATTTGCCTCTGAACCTGAGTTCCATAACTCAGTATTGTGTTCAGAAATAGGATCGGGTTTACCGATTGTGGTCAAAGAATTTTCAATATACCATTTACCTGTAGGTCCTTGGAAACCATGATTCCAAATACGAACCCAGGGTAATTCTTCGCCTTTAGGTGGGGGTAAAAATCTGATAACAGCATAGCCATTGCCTGCTTTATCTACTTCGGGTTGCCAGAAGCGGTCATCGCTTCCTTTTGACTCGCCTTGGGGGTTTCCAATTTTCTCAACCTCTTTCATAAGGTTGTCGAATCCGCCGCGGGATTTTCTTAGATCAGATAGTGATTGAAATGCCATTTGTATCTCCTTGTATAACGGTGTATAGTTTTATATTAACGACGTTTAGTTTTTGTATGTGCCACATAAGCATAATCTAAAGCATCGTCATCGTCCTCTTGTATAGACTTTGAGGATGCTATATTATATATAAGTTTTCGATG